GCGCCCGGAGCGCCGGCCACGGCTGCGCCTCGTGCTCGGTGTCGTGCGCGCCCTCGTGCCCCCTGCCGGCAAGCACCACGCCACGCCGCCTGGACGACGTTAGAACCTGGGCGCTCAACACGAACCAGTATTTCAGGATTCCGGACTTCGGGCATCGCGGAATCATGCCCGAGTCGGCGGCGACTGCGTAGGGAGGCTGAGGCGCAAGTAAGCAGCGGGCTGTGGAAGCTATCGGATGAATCGCTGGTCGGGGCCCCGACTACAAATCCTCCTCCGCCTCGCTCTGCTGGGCCGCTCGAATCTCCGCTTCCATGCCTGGAATCAAAGACATGGCCCAGTTGCGGATGGCGGGCTCCGAATCGCGGGCCCAGTTGCGGATCCACTCCAAGTGGCCCGCATGCCAGCTACTGACTTCGCCGGAGAACACGCCTGTGTGCATTCGCGCTAGGAGCGACGAGCGGATGGTCTTTGAGTCGGAAAATTGGATGAGCAGTTTGCGTTGCACTTCGGATAGCTCCGGGCCCACCGCTGTCAGCTCAATAACATCCGTGGCTCCCTGTTCGCCATGCTCTTCCACCCATTGTTCAACGACCTCCATGGGGATCACGCCAAGGAGTCGTCCCCCGAGTGACGATTGAAGACTCAAGCGCGATTTCCACCCTGATGAGTAGCTCTCCATGACGAGCTGCCAAACCTTGGCCGGCTTGCGACGTGCCGCGTCCACAAGCACCTCCACACGTTCATCACGTTCGGAGATGTACCCCGCGCCGGCAAAGGCTTCCAGCGTCGCGGCGGCGACTCGCACTGGATCAGCCTCGAGCAGTAGCTTGGCCAGGCGGCTCCAGTTGAACGGGCCCATTTGGTCATCGTTTTCTGACGCTGTGGCCTCGAGAACCTTCCAAAGGGAGTCTCCGAACGCGTCCCTCTCTTCAGGCGTTGGGCGCAGACGCATGCCAAGGAGGCTGAGCGCGGTCTGATACGCCTCGCGGGAGTCGCGGGCGACGAGGGCGTCAACGATCGCCACCGCGCCTGGTTGCGTTGTCTTTCCAATCCAGTTGCCGTAGATCAGAATGCCCGCCTGCTGCGGCCCCAACGCGTTCTCACGGATCATTTCAGCAATCAGCATCGCGGCCTGCTCGGAGGGCTCTGAACGCCAGAGCGCGTCGAGTGCAGATCCAGACGTTCGTGGATCCCGTGAAAGCAATCCAATGCGTTGCCAGACCCAGTCTCCCCTTCCAGCTCGTCTATGACCTTCCAGCGCCGCCGACCACTGTGGTGTCGGGCGCTCATCAAGCGTCTCTGCACCCAACACGCTCTCAAGACGGGCTGTGTACTCAAGCCCGGCGTCAAGCTCACCCAATCTGACGAAGAACTGCCAAAAGCGCTGGGCATGAGGTGAAACAAGCCACGCCCACTCGCGCTCCAAGAGGGACTTATCGTTCCAGGCCTCATCGGCGAGTTCCCGTCCTCGTCGCTCCAGTTGGCCGGGATCCTCAATCTCCAGCTTATGATCCTCTGGACTGGGTTTGCCCAGCCAGCGACGGAGTTGAGCTGAGTAGTCACCGACCAACGCCGAATCTCGCAAGGCCTCAAGCGCGGTGACAACCGTGCCAGGTAGATCGTCGCGATCGTATGCAAGTACAGCCCCAATGGCCCCGGCAGCCCGGGCCTTGAACTCGCTGTCGGCAGTGCTCAAGAGCCTGCGCATCATTACGAGGGCGGGATCGCCAACCGCCCCGATGATCATTCGAAAGTTCTCGGTGAAATGATCCAGGGCACGAGTACCAATGGGGGCGGCTTCGGCGGCGGCCCGCTCCAGCAGCGCAAAGGCCTTTGTCATTGCACCACGTAGCTCACCGACGGTACGAGGTCTCCACTCATCTGGTAGCGGCTTGCCTCCGAGGCTATCCATCACTGAGCCGCGAGATACATGCGACTCAAAGGCATGCAGCAAGCCTTCTAGGGCCAGTTCACGGCGGCGAGGAGACTGGCGCAAGTCGAAGAGGATGCGCTCAAGGAGCGCCAGGCGGTCAAGGCTTGGAACAGCGGTGCCGCTCAGATAGGGACGGAAGAGCTGGTGCCAGATGCCAGTGGCGTTGTTCGAATATCGCTCGTTCTCGGCCTCGGCCAAGGCGAGGAGGAGCCGTGCGGAGCCTTCGAACGTATCGGGCAACCAGACGAGCTTCTCAAGTGTGGCAACAACATCGCGACGGCCACCGTTGAGACCGAGTAGTTCCGCGACCGTGGCAGAACCAAGGAGGCGTTCAAGCATGGCGAGGCCAGCGACCGGATGCGCCTCGGTCAGATAGCGCGCGAGCTTACTGCGCGTGGGAACGTACAGATCCGCTCGGTCGCCAAAGATGTCGGCGGCATTCAGCATCCCACCGACAATGTCACGAGTACGCTCATCGTCACCAAGACTTGCGAGACGCCGCAAAAAGCGTTCGCGAGCATTCTCTGTGGGCAATGCGACATAGAAACTGAGCAAGTCACTGGCTGGCCGGCGCCCCCACAACTGTGCAGCCAGACGGATAGCGAGGATCTCGGGCGTAACATAGACGAAAGATCCTCGTTTCTGCACCACGCGGGTTGAAGTGGCGGCGTCCAAGCGGTCGCGCATTGTGTTCGGCGTTAGACCTACGAAAGCCGCAGTCTTCTCGAGTTCATCCCGACGAGCGTCATCAACAGGGAGGTGCGTGAACAAAGAAGCCCCGGACAGGGCACTGAGCGTATCTGCATCCGGCGCCCCAAGTAGCCCATCCAGAAACTCTTTGACGCCTTCGGTGTCGGCGAGTTGCGCTGGGATGAGAGCTGGATTGACCGCGTAGTTACGTGCGATCTGGACGGCAGCTCGAATAAACCCTGAGGCAAGTCGTGCAACAAGCGCACGCGTTTCATTTGAGAGCGACGGCGCGGCCGCGGTGACTATTGGCTCAAGCTGGGCAGGCGCTGCCGTATCCAAATAGTACCGACCCGGGGGTGCGCCGATGATGCGTGGTCCATCTCCAATTGTCACAAGCTGCAGGCGTCCACCACAAGGCGTGACGTGGGTGCTAAAGGTAGCCACCTGGTCGGCATCACACTCGTCAATTACCAGAATAGCTTCGGCGCGAGCCTGACGACGCATCCACCCAAGGAAGCCGGTGGGCACATCCTTGGGGGACGGAGCAAAGACAACCAGGGGCCGCAATTCGGTCGCGGAAACGGCCTCCAAAGCTAATCGCGTCTTCCCGACCCCTGATAGGCCCTCGATTCTGGAGACAGGATTGCCGTGGTGCCGCCCGGTGAAGTCGTCGCTCAGCTGCGCCATGAATTCACGCTGCTGGTCAGTTGGCTCAAACGCGGGTCGGTCGCGCTCTGCGGCCGCCCATTCGTTGTACGTCATCAGATCACCGAGTGGATGGCCAAAATACGTCGGCGCAACAGAAAGGTGAGTGCTGGCCCATCGAGCGACATCGTCTCCAGTTAGAACCACACCGCGACCGGCGAAGCCGTGTGCTGCCAGCGCACTCTCGAGCGCCTGCTCGAACTCGACGCGTGGCTGTTGGGTGCTTTCGCGGCTTAGGGCTAGGACGTAGCGTGCACCGCCTCCCAAAGCGGCGATGACGAGAGGATGGTCCGCGATCTCACTCTCAATTGCAGCGGGACGAAAGTTGCCGCTCTTGAACTGCCAGACGGATTCCCCTTGAGGGATCCAATCAGGGTTGGTCGCGCCGGCCTTGATGCTGGCGTCAATTCCGCCGTCGGGCGTGTGTTGCTTCCAGCTCAAGTCGAGGTCGCTGGGCGGAATCCCGGCCCTCTGGGCCTCAAGCGCAAGAAGCGCGTTGAGGACCAGAACGAACGCAGGGTCGCCCAGGTCTGCAACTTCCTTCGGCCTCACCTCAAATGGAACGGTCATCCAGGCAGGATAGCAAGTTGGGAAGATCCGTAAAGATCGGCTCGGTCTGAAGATCCAGTGTGCGCTCGGACTTCGTCGAGTATTGTTCAGACCGCGATCAGGAAGCTCCGAGCCAGCGACCCGCTCGCCGGTGCGGCGCCTTGTCCCTCAATTGTCCCCGAACTGTCCCCGTCCTGCGTCTACTCCCGTCCACTCTCGTCGCCTGACTCGTCGCGTAAGTTGTTGTCTTTGTGCGTTTGGTCGACAGGTTGCGACGATGGTTTGCGGGGGCTCTTGGCTTCGAATCCCGTTGGGGACGCCAAGGCCGTCCACCGAAACGGGGCAACTCCATGATGGTCCAACCTACGTGTCGGCCTTCGAGTCCGGCTCGCTTCCGCACCTAACCTGTTGAACCTACACTATCTTTCCACTGGAGCCACCGGTTCATAACGCCGCCCGGTTCGAGTTGGATAGGGACTCCGAGCTAATGGGTCCTAGTGACTCATTGGAGGTCCGGCGGACCGGGGGGGATCGTAAGGACGTGAGCCTCGGCATCCAATCTCTTGGGATCGGCTGGGAAACCTGCTAGCAGCCACAGCGGCTCTGCGGCTAACAACTGCCCGGATCCCTCCCGCCAACACTTCTCCAACCACTCCACCATGCTGAGGTTGATCCGATGAGCGGTCGAAGCCTGATCAAGCCTCGTACCGGGCCAGTCACCCGCCCCCTCAATGTTCCATCGCCAAAGGTCGAGCGTCTCGCCGATCGCCTTCCCTTCAACGTTCACCGATCCCGGGCCGATCGAAGCTGCAGCTCGCAGACCCAGCCAGAGTTGCCTCTGCCATTGCTGCACGATCTTGGCTTCCGGGCGATGCGGTACGAGTGACGGTAGTTGGCCAATCCGATCCCACGGCGCGTGGACCAAGATCGTGCGATCAACCGTCCAGCCTGCAAGCTGGGAAGTTCCGAGCAATTGAACCGCGGCACTGAGTTCTTGATCATTTAGAACCTCAGCGCGTGAGAACGGCGCTTCTAATCGCACGGAAATGCATGCATGCCAGAAGTAACGAATGATCCGCGGCGGCTGATGAATCGCAATCGTGCCGAGTGCGCCTGCGAGCGAGAACAATGACGCCGACTGCAAGGCCGTCTCCAACCACGCATCCGTGCAAACTCTATCGAGCAGCCCGACAAGATCGGTTTCCTGATCAGGCGTAGTCAGGGCAAGGAGACGGGACATTTCGATTAGCGCGCTCCTAGGATCGCTGAAGTCGACCAGCGCCTTGCGACGGAGGAGGTTGTCGACGAGCGCGACCTTTAGATCCTCGCGCCCATTGCGACCGAATTGGCCTGCCAATCCAGGAGCGCCCGTTGAGAAGCGGTTGGTCCGATACGGTCCATACGCCCAATCTTCCACCCTTAGCCTTTGGATGATAGCCCTCCGGAGTTCCTCCGGAGCGAGCACGAGGAAGCTCATCAGACTGCCAGGGCTCTGCGTGGAGGCCCGCGCGGCCAAGCGGTCGGGCTGCGCCGAAACGGCGCGCCACACGCCCTCGATCGCCTCGCTTTGGTCCTGCTGTGCCGCCAAGAGCAAGAACCCGCGCAAATCGCTAATCGATGATGCCAGTACGCACTCTACGAGCCGCTCTGGGCTTGCACCGATGAGCTTCCAGAGTGTCTCGACAACTTCTCTTGAGACTTGCTGCTCGGCGACTTTCAAGAACTGAACAAGGGTGTTGAGCGTAGACGAGAACACGCGCATGGCCAGCATTTCCGGTTGCGCCACAGATGCCTTCCATACTCGGGCGACCAATTCCCTCCGCCCCTGCTGTCCGGCGGACACCAACAGAAGTGCGAGATTGTTGAGCGGGAGAGCGAACGCGTACTCCACAAACCTATCCGGTTGCGCCGCCATCGCTCCCCACAACCTATCGACCAGCTGGCTCCGACCCTCGCTTCCGGCCGTGTTGAGGAATCGAGCCACAAGATGCAGCGGATTCTCAAGCGCACGCTCCACTAGGTCCGGCTGCGCCTCCAGAGCCCGCCACATTTCTTCCGCCATCTCAGCTTTCCCCGCCTTCCGCGCCGCAACGATGAAGTCGGCCAAGGGATCCAGCGGTGTCTCAGATGCAGCCTGGGCGAGCATCGCTGGTTGTGCCGCGATTTGCGTCCACACCCTGTCTACAAGTCCCTGTTGGCCCTGGTCCTTCGCGATGTTTATGAACTTGAGAAAGAAATGCAGGTGGGCCGAGAGTGCCCGCTCTGCCACCTTCTCCGGCTGCGCCGCCAGCGCTTCCCACAACCCATCGACAAGCTGGCTCCGTCGCTGCTTCCTAGCCGTGTCCAGGAATGCCGCCACCCTATTCAACGGATTCTCAAATGCGCGTTCGACGAGCCGCTCAGGTTGTGATTCCAGCGCCGCCCAGAGTCCCTTGGCCAGCTCGTTGCGCCCCGCTTCTCGGGCCGCGACAATGAACTCGGCTACCCAGTCTAGCGGCGTAACGAATGCGGCCTCCGCAACTTTTACTGGTCGCGCCGCAAACTGCTCCCACAGCTGCTCCACAAGCGGCTGTTGCCCTCGATCTGCCGCGGTGTTCAGGAACCTGACAACGATGTGTAGGTCTCCCGAGAGCGCCTGCTCTGCCAGCTTCTCCGGTTGCGCCCCTAAAGCTCGCCACAGCTTATCAACGAATCGACCACGCCCCTCGTTCTCTGCCGCTTTCAGGAATGCCGCCACCGGACCCAGCGGAGCCTCGAGAGCGCGCTCAGTCAGCCGGTCTGAGTAAGCTGGCATCTCGAGTCCTCTCCAAAGCATCGCGTATTGCTCCGTGGTCTCCACACCCTTCAGCCTCGACGCGATCGTCGCGGCAAAGAGGATGCTATTTGAAGCGGCGTTGAGGATGATCCCGTTACGGTCCGGCGGTGTTGCGAGAGCCGCCAGAATCAACCGTCCCCACTCAGGTTCACGCAGCCTGTACCGCGAGTAACGACCTGCGACCAACACATGCTGGACTAGGCCCGTCTCCTGTAACCGACCAACTTCAGCCGGATTCGGCAAGCACTCCACCGGAACATCCAGCTCCAACCCCTGCTCGCCGAGCACCGCGAGACAGACTGCGTTCGCGAGTTCCGAGCCGTTCAGGCGGCGTAGATGACGGGCTCTGACCCATTGGGCGGCGGCGGACGCAGGCAGCGTGAAGTCGCCGCGGCTCAGCTGAAAGCGACGCTGAGAGACCGCGACCACGAAGGCGCCCATCTCTCGGCCGAACGTCTCGTGCCAGGCCGCTATCGCATCTGGTGGCGGAGCGAGAGCCGCAGCCGACAAGCCGAGACGTCTTAGAACATAGAGAGCGATTGGCAGCAGATCTGCCGGCGACGGACGAAGTTGAACGGCCGGATTCTCAGGGTAGGTCTCAAGATCGTAAAGGCTCGACTCGCCTGGCAGGTTGACGGGATGACCTATGCGGGTTGCGAGCAACATCAACTTACTGCCCGTCGGTCGCTCGCGCCATTGCTGCCACAGTGTGTGCGCGAGTTCAGGCTGCAGGTTTGCGTCGTCGATTATGAGAAGCACGCCTTGGCGCGCGAGACGAGAAACGGCAGATTGTGGACTGACGCTCACCGCAAGGTTATCGTCGCCGAAGATATCGCTCAGCAGCAGATGATAAGCCGGCTTGCCCCGGTATTCGGGCCGGGCGGCAATTCGATAGGCAAGTGTGGTCTTTCCCACGGAGGCGGTGTCGAGCACGAAAGCCCAGCCGTGCACGTCAAGCCGCCGAAGCACTTCCTCGTCGGCCGCCAGAGCCGGCACCTCGCCATCGATGAACTCCTGCCACGACGGGAACGGGCTCGCCAGGGGTGACTCATCCACCCGCCGCAACCGTCGCCCACTTGGCCCCACCCTCTCGAAGGGGGCGCAGCGGGCCTCCGGGGTCAATTCCCGAAGCAAGCCGGGCAGCTCCGTATGATCCCCATACGCATGCGTCGTCAAGTTGGTCGACCGGACCACCGGGGCGGGCAGACTCCCAATGGTCGCATGCGCTGTGAGGAAGAAGCTACGCATGGCGCTCTCGCCGAGGCCCACCTCACGGCCCCACTGAAGCAAAGCGCCGAAATTTGGATCCGCCAGTCCGCCGCCGCAGCCCAGATAGAGCCAGTGCCAGTGCAACCAGAGATGACGAAGCTCGGTCTGCGCCAATGCTACCTCCTTGATGCGGTCGTAGGAGGTGCGCCCGAGGACGATGGAGGATGGCCGACTCCAATGCCCATGGATGTGGATGACTGCCTTACACTGCCGATTGACCACTTCAATAATTCGGGCAGGTTCCTCCCAGGTGACGAAGTCGAACCCGGTGGCCTCGCAAAGTAGGTTGTCGTAATTGGTCGTGAGAATTAGTGCCCCAGCTCTGGCGAGATCGGCGATAGCATCGAGTGTCAGTCGATCGTTGGGATTCGTAGTGAGTGAGCCAACCGAGTCCTTCAGCCAGGCTGCGAAGCGGGGGTCGTCGGCCCCCCCGAATCGCTCAATCATTGACTCCGCGCGCCTTAGGATCTCATCAAGCTTAAACTCGCCCGAGAACGCCTCCTCGATCAAGACGCGCTCCGATGCCAGGACCTCGGGGCCCTGGACGCCGAAGCTCTCAATCCTCGAGAGCCCGTCGAGGAGCAGCCCCTTCCAGCTGGCTCGCGGATCCGCGGTCGCGCCGATCGAGACACCTGTGCCGACCATGATGAGCACGCTCGGCTTCGGATCGTCGAAGAGCCGTTGTAGAGGTTTCAAGCTGTCCGGCAGACGGGTGCTCACGGGCGTTGCCCGCATCTAGGTCGGGAATGTGCTCGGCACCGCTCGGAGGCGAGGAAGGACACTATTCGACGATACGGCAAGCACAACGGCCGTGCCAGCGTGGAGAATGTCGGGACACGAGGGTGCCTCGACAGCGCCGGAGCGCGACGCTTCATCGCCCGTTTCGATCCCGCCGAATGGTGTGGCGCTCGTCCGAAGCCGTGGTGCTGCCTGAGCAACGCGGATGCGCCCAATCCGTGACGCGCACAGTCACCCGGGGAATGCACTCAACTAGCCTGCGCGCGGGTACCGCTCGGGTACCACCTCAAGGTCCATTCCCGAACTCTGGTGGCTGCTCCTGGACATCAAGACGAAGCCCCCGGGATCGCTCCCAGGGGCTCGAAATAGGCAGTTTCCTTGGCTTTGGCGCGAAATGTGGCGGAGAGGGAGGGAGTCGAACTTTTCGAGACCGTTCGATTCAACCTCCTGCCGACAGTCCGCCCGGCGGGTTGGAAGGGGCCCATGCGACCCTCGCCATCGTCTGCTACAACTTGCTACGGTCTCAACTTCCTCGGGAGTCCTCTCGTGTCCCCTCATGTCCCCTCAAAGGACATCGCCCCTGCGGGGATAAACCGCTGGGGCGATTGGCTATCGGTCTGTGGCGATATCGCTTGCGGGCTCGGCGTTGAAGAATATTGCGCCGACATTTGCAGACCCTCGCCTTACCACTTGGCTATGCCGCCTCGGGGGCGACGGAAGGTAGCACCTAGCCAAGAGAACGGGCAAGCGACCGTCGGCTTCCGGGAGAATCGACTCGGACCCTGCGAACGGATCTTGTTCAGTCGGGCGCGTTCATCCCAACCAGGCTCGGCGTCACGCTACCGCCCGAGCAGCTCGACGAGCTTGAGTTGGCGGTGCGGAAGCTGCGGGAGCTGGGGGCCCGAGAGACCCCGCAGGCCTGAGCAACGCGCCCGGCAGCCCGCTGTGCCAAGAGCTGCCGGTGCCGGCGAACCTCGCGTGGGGCATTCACGAAACCATCAGCCTTTGGCGCCACCCGAGCGTGATGCCTCTGAGCGGGATGCTGCGGCGCCCCGACCAGGAGCTTTAGGGTGCTTCTTCTCTCTCCTCGCCCCGGAGCTCCATTGCGATGTCCGGGTGCTCCTTCTCGAAGAGCGGCGCCAGGTCGTTCCCAACGCGCTTGCGAATGCCGGGGATATCCCACCGCCGCCGCAGTTCACCGACCTCACGGTGGAACTCGTCGATCTCGTCGAGGACAGGCGCTAGCGCAAACGACGTCATCAGCGCCCGGCTGTTCGCCGAGATCTCCCCCAAACTCTGGACGATTCCGAGCTTCTGCATGTCATCGCTCACCTTGATGCCAGGGTGGTCAGCCAAGGCCTCCAGATTCGCCTGTAGACGATTGAGCCAGCGCAGTTCTCGCACTTTGAAATACCGGCTGTAGGTGAGCGTGAGCGTTCGGAGCCACCCAGCCTGATAACGGTACTCCGGTCCTTTCTTCCGAAGCAGCTCGATGACGTCTGGGAGCATGCCGTGCCTGGCAACTAGCATCACGTCGTGACCCGCACTGATGCAGACGAGGACCGGCCAGTACGTCTCCGTGCCGAGAAACGCCTGAATGGCCCGTTTACGGCGCGCAGCCCGAACCGCGCGACGGGCCTCCAGTGCCCTCTCCTGGGCCTTTTGTGCCCGCTTCTCATACCTTGCGATCAGGATGTTAACGGCGGCGATTGCAAGTGCCGTGGTCGCGAGGTTACAGACCAGGCTTGGGACCCACAGCTCGGGACGATACTGGTTGAATGCTACGGTGATCGTCGCCGCAATCACGACCAGCACGCCAACGACTATGTAGATAACACGGTTGAGAGTCATGCAGTCCCTGACTGGACAAGATACGCGAGGGATTTCGGCAGGAGATGCCTTACAGGCTAGATTCGCCGGATAACCGCCTGAGACCGCCGCTCCTACATCTTGCCGCCAGTCGGTGAGGATGCTCCCATTGATGCCCTACTCTGTTCGCATCAGGACTAGCCAGCGTTCGAGCGTTTCGCGCTCCGCAGCACGAATCGGGTACTCGCGGCTCGCACAAACCTCACGCGCCCCAGGCGACAAGCGCTGCGTCGTAACAATGACACCTGAGTCCGCCTGCTCGAACTGAACGTCCGACCACAGGGCCTTCACTACAACTTTCTCCACGGCCCGCTTTACCCTCTTGCATTGGACGAGCATGGTGGGCGGGCCATGTTCCGCTGCCTCAGAAGCCCACGTCCGAGCATCAATACCGCCGTCATTCCGGCCAGCACCCAACACAACATGCAACCCGGTCCTCGCGAAGTACTCTCCAGTCAAACCCTCGAACTTGCGCCAGTGCATCTTGTCTAGACCCACTGGATTCGCGCTCAGGTAGTCAATGAAACGCTGATCGAGGAAGCGCCCATACTTGGTGGCGAGCGACTCGCTCTCGAAGAGCTCCCACAATGGCAAGGTATCGTCGTACGCACGCTTGCGATACCCTGACCATGGGCTTGAGTGTAGATCGTCGATTACGAGATCCGAATACTCTGCGGCCAAATCGTCAGCGTCGCCCCCCAGCTTGGCGTGCACCAATTCTTGGAACGACGAGAGGGGGTCGCTGGGGCCTTCTTCAAGTCTCCAGACTTCAACGATTTCCGCGAAGAGGGAGTCAACACGCTGCGCCAATGCGAGCCGCTCAGGCTGACTGCTGTATCTGCTCCTTATCACAGCCCCAGGATTGTAGGGTCCTGGACCGGCGAGCGATCCAAGGCGATAGAGAAGCTTAGCAGCCAGACGCTCAAAGTTATGCGGCGTCAGGTGGAGTTCTTCGTCGTCGGCCCGTAGCAGTAGGTCGTCATGCTCGGGTAGGTGATCCAAGAGGTCCCACTCATCAACCCAAAGCCCTGACTTGTGGCGTGCGACGTCACACAACGAAGTTACAAGCTCAAGCCGCGTCTCTGCTACGATGCGCAAGAGAGGTCTCCCTGACCGCTGCGCTTCACGGCTAAGGGTTAGCTACGGCCTCAGCGTCCATTCGCGTCCAAGGTGGCCCATTTTAGTCCATAAACAGCAGTAGCCCCAAGAGTTTCGCCCCGGCCACGTTAGGAAACTGCTGCTCAATCCGTCTGAGCTACGGGGCCACGGCTGGCACGATCTGCTACGCTGCCCAGTCCTGGCAGAGCAGTTCCGCCTGTTCGATAACAGTGGCAGTCGCCCTCTCCTGCTTGTCCGGCGGGTAACCATACTTCCGCAGGATGCGCTTGACGATCACGCGCATTTCCGCCCGGACCGACTCCTTCACCGCCCAGTCGATCTTCACGTTGTTCCGCACCGCGGCCACCAGCTCCCTGGCGATCGTCTTGAGCGTCTCGTCGCCCAGCACCTTCACGGCGCTGTCGTTGACCTCTAGAGCGTCGTAGAACGCGAGCTCGTCGTCGTTGAGACCGATCTTTTCACCACGCCCCGCGGCCTCCCGCATATCCTTGGCGAGCGCAATCAGCTCCTCGATGACCTTCGCGGTCTCGACGGCGCGATTCTGGTAGGCGCGGAGCGCACGCTCGAGCAACTCTGCGAATGATCGGGACAGCACGACGTTCTTCCGTGCCTGCACCCGCAGTTCGTCGTTCAGGAGTTTCCGTAGGAGCTCCACCGCCAGGTTCCGCTGGGGCAGCCCTCGAACCTCGGCGAGGAACTCGTCCGAAAGGAGCGAAATGTCGGGCTTCTTGAGCCCGGCGGCCGCGAAGATATCCACGACCCCACCGGGAAAGACCGCCCTCGATATGATCTGGCGGATGGCTTGATCGAGGTCCTCCTCCGCGCGCTGAGTCGTGATGCCTGACTTCGCGAGCGCCGAGCGCACAGCCTGGAAGAAGCCGACATCGTCCCGGATGCGGAGCGCGTCCTCATGCGGCACGGCGAGGGCGAACGCCTGAGAGAGTTCGGTCACGGCCTTCAGCAGCCGAGTCTTGCCGTCCTCCTGCGCGAGGATGTGCTCCTGGGCGGACGGTAGAAGCGCCAAGCGGTCTCCGGGCTTGCCCGCGGTCCACGGCGACCAGTCGAAGCCGTGGAACATCCCGCAGCAGACCTCGTACTTCTCGAGCATCACCGCGACGGCCTCGTCCTGGTCGATGGCGGTCTGTCCCTTGCCGCCGCTCTCGGTGTAGTCGGCGAGGGCGCGCTTCAGCTGGTCCGCGAGCCCAAGGTAATCGACCACCAGGCCGCCGGGCTTGTCCCTGAACACGCGGTTGACGCGCGCGATCGCCTGCATCAGCCCATGGCCGCGCATGGGCTTGTCCACGTACATGGTGTGCAGGCTCGGAGCGTCGAACCCGGTCAACCACATGTCCCGGACGATCACCATCTTGAAGGGGTCTTGGGCGTTCTTGAATCGCTTGGCCAGCGCCTCCCGACGGGGCTTGTTGCGGATGTGGGATTGCCAATCGAGCGTGTCCGAGGGCGAGCCGGTCATCACGATCTTGAGGACACCCTTGGCGTCGTCGTCGTCGTGCCAGTCGGGACGGAGCCGGACAATCGCCCTATACAGGTCGACGCAGATGCGCCTGCTCATGCAGACGATCATCGCCTTCCCGTCCATGGCTTCGAGCCGCCGCCCGAAGTGCTCGACCAGGTCGCGCGCGATCAGGTCGATGCGCTTCTCGGCGCCCACGATGGCCTCGAGCCGCGCCCACTTGGTCTTGAGCCTCTCCTTCCGCTCGATCTCCTCCCCTTCGGTGGCTTCTTCGAAGTCTGGGTCCAGGTGGGGGCGCTCGGCCTCGTTCAGCTCGAGCCTCGCCAGGCGGCTCTCGTAGAAGATCGGTACCGTTGCTCCATCGACGACGGCGCGCTGGATGTCGTAGATGCTGACGTAGTCTCCAAATACGGCCTTGGTGCTCTTGTCCGACAGCTCGATGGGCGTCCCGGTGAACCCGATGAAGGACGCCTTGGGCAGCGCGTCCCGCAAATGCCGGGCGAATCCGTCGATGAAGTCGTACTGGCTGCGGTGCGCCTCGTCGGCGATGACGACGATGTTCCGCCTATCTGAGAGCAGGGGGTGCTTCGCGCCCTTCTCGGCGGGGAAGAACTTCTGGATGGTAGTGAAGATGACGCCGCCCGAGCCGACCTGGAGCCGGCTCCGGAGTCCCTCTCGGTCCTGCGCCTGTTCCGGCTTCTGCCGGAGCAGCTCGTGGCAGCGCGCGAACGTCCCGAACAACTGGTTGTCGAGGTCGTTCCGATCCGTCATGACTACAAGGGTCGGGTTTTCCATCGCGCGGTGCAGGATGATCCGGCCTGCGTAGAAGGCCATCGTCAGGCTCTTGCCAGAGCCTTGGGTATGCCAGACGACCCCGCATCGCCTGTCGCCGTCGGGACTGGCGGCCTCGACGGTAGCGTCCACCGCGCGGCCGACCGCATGGAACTGATGGTAGCCTGCCATCTTCTTGCTCAGGGTCCCGCCGCCCTCGTCCTCGAACACCACGAAGTGACGGACGAGATCCAAGAACCGCCCTCGCTCGAACGCGCCGAGGACCAGGACCTGAAGCTGGAGCATCGTCGAGGGCGCGAGCTCCTCGCCCTCAATCGTGCGCCAGGGCATGAACCGCTCGCGGTCGGCAGTCAGCGTGCCGATCCGTGTCTCGAGACCGTCGGAGACGACGAGGGCCTCGTTGAACGTGAACAGCGAAGGGATCTGCTGCTTGTACGTTTGGAGCTGGTTGAACGCCGTCCAGACGGTGGCGGTCTCGTCGGCGGGATTCTTCAGCTCGACGACGGCCAGCGGCAGCCCGTTGATGAACAGGACGATGTCCGGGCGACGGTTGTGCCGTCCTTCGATCACCGTGAACTGGTTCACTGCCACCCAGTCGTTCGCCTCGGCATCTTCGAAGTCCACGAGGCGCACGGAATCGTTGCCGATCGTCCCATCGGATCGCATGAACTGCACGGGCACGCCATCGACGAGCATCCTATGGAAGGCGTGGTTGTTCGTGATCAGGGCCGGGGCCTCCGGGTGCAGCACCCTGCGAAGTGCATCGTCGAGAGCTTCCATCGGGAGGGCACGGTTGAGCCCGGTCAGCGCCTCGCGCAATCGCCCCTCGAGGACGACTTGCCCGTAGCCTGCGCGCTCGGCGGAAGGTTCCCCTGGCGCGATCTCAGGTCCGTTGAGGATGGTGTAGCCGAGGTCGCCGAGCCACCCGAGGGCAGCCTCCTCGACGTGGGACTCGGTGACACCGGCTCTCATGCCCGGACAAGCCCTGGCTTGAGGCCCAGCCGCTCCTGAAACTCAGGCGGGACGTCGTTCCAGTGCTCCACCAGCAGGTCGACGAGCTGCCTGCCATTGACGAGACCGATGCGAGGGAACCCCTGCTCAAGGGCCACATCCAAGGCAGAGTTCTGGAAGTCAGCCGTAGTGATGAAGGCGCCCTGACCGCCAAACGGGATCGCCTGGCGCAACTGACGGACGATCTTCGCGGAGATCTTTGAGCCGATCTGGTACCGCTTAGCCTGAACAAACACCTTCACCTTCGCGAGGTTTCCAACGTTCAGCTCACCCGTCGCATCCACACCCCCATCGCCGGTCTTGCCGGTGACCTCGGAGCCCTCGAATCCCAGGGCGGTCAACAGGTGCCCTGCCAAGATCTCGAACTCTTTGTCGTCCAGCTGGAGCACCTGCTCCAGGACGGCGCGGTACGGGTCGTAGCTGGCCGCTTCAGGGGTCGGCACCAAGTCTCTGCGCCCGATGGCAGCGAGGAACTCGTCACGCTGGGACACGGCGAACACGGTGAGCGACGAACGAATCGTGTTCTGGAAAGGCACCGAGAAACCGCTTCGCTTGAGCGCCTCCTTCACCCACTCAACACGCCTGCGGTGGCGGTAGGGGCAGCCATCGTCTCCAGCCGCGTACATGTACGAGGGATCGGGCGCGAGTCGGCCGTAGTGCAGCAGTTCGGTGTCTGCTGCAGGCGTGATGACGTAGTCGCCGGCCTGCATCTCGAGCAGGAACCGAGCGATCTGTCCGACCTGCTGGCCGACGACGATGTTGCTCGTGTCCTCAGGGTGCGCCGCCCGGTAGAGCGGATACAGCTCGTCGCGGGAACTGACCTGGGAGAGGTCCGTGCTCGGCATCCACCCAATTGCGACGTAGCCGCCACCGACGAAGTGCTGCGCGTAGGTACCGAACGCGGCGCGGACGCACCAGACGTTGCTCATGCGGTGGCCCGCTTCACGACACGCGCGCCGTCGGGCACGCGCAGTTCGCCGGAGATGAGCTTGGGCAGCACCGTGTCTCGAAGAGCGGCGAGGGCGCGGGACTGCACGTCGCGGCGCCACGTGCTCTCCAGGATAGGCTGGATGTGCGAATCGATCGCGCGCAGCAGCTCTTTCCCAGGGACTGGCAACCTGGCAGCCGACAGGTGACCGCGCTGGATATGGCCCATTGTGGTCGCCTTCCCAGCTGCGATGTGCCGGAAGTCGTCCAGGTACTCATGTATCCCAAGGTAGCAAAGCCACCTTGGATATGTGGCCGACGTTACCTTGAACAGATGCTGATTCAGTGCACCCCTTCCACCAGCCCAGAGCACGCACTCTAGCGAGCCAGACCACGAGAATAGGATGTCCCCATCTTGAACGATGTAGTCGGCCTCGAGGTCAGCACTCGCACGGTCGGCGCCATTGGTGTTGCCCGCACGAAGTTGAGCGATCTTGATGACCGGCAGCGATCGCCCGTCGATAGCTGGGTACTTCTGCAACGCCAAACCATTAAGAAAGCACGCGATCTCATCGAGGCTCTTGACCTCCCACCCCTTTGGAATCTCTCCCAGATCCGAATCCTCGAACGAGTCTGGGAACAGGTCGGCGAGGGGCTTGGGCACGCCAGGATCGCGGCCTTCGGCCTTGGCGCGAATGGGGTCAAAGTCCACGAACCAGGACTTGAACAGCGCCCTCGCGATAGCCTCGAGTGTCTCGTTCATCCGCCGGTTCAGGTCGATCCTCGCGGACAGTTCAAAGTAGATATCGCCGATGAGCTCCTGGACGGTGCGACTCGGAACCGGCAACAACAGCTTGTCGAAGTCGCCCTTCTTGAAGTGGGGAATGAGTGTTCCCACGTGCATCTGCCGGATCTTCTCTTGGACGATTGGCGAACGTAGGGCCGCAAATAGGTACTTTGGATAGATCTTCCGCGGATCGGCTCGCACTGCGACCATGTCCTGAGCGATGCAGAAGTCCACTGGATCGGGAACGAGACAGACACGACCGGGAGTCGCCTTGTTCACAAATAGGATGTCGCCCGGCCTTGGATGGCCGCGAAACCACGTCAGGTATGTCTGCTGCGAGACAAGGCGCACCTTTTCGTAGGTCGGGTACAGGAGTTCATTGCGGACGCAGTTCGTCGCGATGAGTGGGATGCCCCCATCCGCTGTCGGGCAAGTCCTTCCGCGATTGTCTATGATTTCGCAGAGGAGTTCTGAGAACGGCATCTCCTCAACTCGCATGCCCAAGTTCCTTCAGGCGTTCGGCGATGGCGGCGTCCAGCTGGGCCCCTTCCGCCTGCTGCTGGCGCAGCGTCGCAGTAAGCCGCTTCACCTTCTCCTTCAATGGCTCGCCATCCTCCTCTGCCGCTTCAGCGCCCACATAGCGGCCGGGCGTGAGCACGTGGCCGTGCTTGCGAATGTCGTGGAGTTTCGCCGACATGCAGAACCCGGGCACGTCGCTGTACTTGCCCGCGCCCTTATCGCCGCGCCAGCCATGGTACGTCCCTGCGATCTCGGTAATGTCCGCGCTAGTCAGCTCCGCGTGTACGCGGTCGATCATCGAACCCATCTTGCTTGCGTCGATGAACAGCGTCTCGCCTCGTCGGTCGCGGAAGCGGCCGTTCTTCTTGTTTCGCGCCATGAACCACAGGCAGACAGGGATCTGGGTCGAATAGAAAAGCTGGCTCGGCAGGGCCACCATGCAGTCCACGACGTCGGCCTCGATCATGGCCTTGCGAATCTCGCCCTCGCCTGACTGATTCGAGGCCATCGAGCCGTTGGCAAGCACGAAGCCCGCGAGCCCGGTGGGTGCAAGGTGGTGGATGAAGTGCTGCACCCAGGCGAAGTTCGCGTTCCCAGCAGGCGGAACACCGTACTTCCACCGCAGGTCCTCGCGCAGACGGTCACCGCCCCAGTCGCTGTCGTTGAAGGGCGGGTTGGCGAGCACGTAATCCGCCTTCAGGTCCTTATGGAGATCTCGGTGAAAGCTGTCCGCGTGCTCCGGTCCGAGGTTCGCGTCGATGCCACGGATGGCCAGGTTCATCTTGGCCAGGCGCCAAGTCGTTGCGTTCGACTCCTGTCCATAGACCGCGATGTCTCCGATCCTCCCGCCATGGACCTCCACGAACCTCTCGCTCTGAACGAACATCCCGCCTGATCCGCAGCAGGGGTCGTAGACGCGGCCCTTGTAGGGCGCGAGAATCTCGACGAGCACCTGTACCACGCAGCGCGGCGTGTAGAACTGCCCGCCCTTCTTGCCCTCGGCGCTCGCGAACTGGGAGAGGAAGTATTCGTAGACGCGACCCAGAATGTCCTTCGAGCGGTTCTCCTTGTCTCCGAGGCCAATCGTGCCTATAAGGTCGATCAGTTCGCCGAGGCGCTGCTTGTCGAGATCTGGTCTCGCGAAGTTCTTGGGCAGGGTGCCCTTGAGTGAGGGGTTCTCGCGCTCGATGGCCACCATAGCGTCGTCGATGACCTTCCCGATTGTCGGCTGCTTTGCCTGGCCCTGGAGCACCGGCCAACGCGACCCCTTCGGCACCCAGAACACGTTCTTGGCCGTGTACTCGTCGCGATCCTCGACGACGGCCTGTCGTGAGCGGGCGTCCTTGACGTAGAGGTCGCTCCTCGGGTTCGCAGCCTCCCGCTCGAGTAAGGAGTGGTGCTCTCCGAAGGCGTCCGAGATGTACTTGAGGAAGATCAGACCGAGCACGACGTGCTTGTACTCGGCCGCGTCCATGTTATTGCGGAGCTTGTCGGCGGCCTGCCATAGGGTGGCCTCGAACCCCAGGGCGGCGGCCGAGCCGCTGTTCTTCTTCGGCTTCTTCGGCATGGCGGGGGGCTCCCGGTAGGAGGCGGGCTCGGACCGCTTGGAAACTAGCACGGCCCCGGCGGAACACGAAGAATAGCCGGAGCTTGCTGGACCAAGAAGGCATGACGCCTTGGGTCTTGCTCGCGAGCTTCCGCAGGGCGGGTAGGCCGGCTCTTCCTGCTGGAGCCACGCGCACGAGGGGCGCTGGCTTCATGAGGGGATCGTGCCCAGGAGCCGTGGTCGCATACAATCTTGTGAGGGTTCACCGCTCGCTCAGAATGACGCCCGCGATGGCGGCAGGCGTAACCGAGAGGCTGTGGACAGTTTCCTACCTCATCCTGTAATGCCCAGAAACTGGGCCCTGCCCTAGTGTCTTGCTCTCTCTTTGCCGACCATGCCCCGGTGTGGCAGCATCTGGCTGGGTCCGCTTCAGCCGGCTCACGGAAGTGTCGATATCCCCCCTATCGCGCGCCTCTTACTTCCGACAGAGAGAGAATTCGATCATGGCGACTCAGACGTTCGACGTCATCGGTCGTGGCATCTTTTCGGTCACCGATGCCTCTCGGCTCACACGGATTCCCTCCCGCCGAATCCGCCGATGGATTCTCGGCTACGATTTCCGCCTGCCTTCTGGGATTCGCCACTCCGAACCCGCCCTCCACCACGATTATCAGATCTCCGGGCGGGATGTGTGGCTGAGCTTCGCCGACCTGATTGAAGTTAGATTCCTCGATGCTTTCCGGGATGCCGGGGTTAGTTGGGCTGCCATTCGGGTCGCGGCAGAGAGAGCGACCCAGCTGCTGGGGCAGGACCATCCGTTCTCCTCGCGAAAGTTCAAGACGGATGGCAAGACGATCATGACGGAGATTGCATCGGGTACGGGCGCTCAGGAATTGCTTGACCTTGTCCGTAATCAGGTGGCCTTCAAACGAATCCTTGATCCTTACCTATACCGTGGACTTGAGTTTGGCCCAGGCCACGTCGTGAGCAAGTGGTGGCACGAGGCTGGGAACCGGAAGATCGTGATCGATCCCGAGCGTGCTTTCGGCAGGCCTATTATTGCAAAGGAAGGCGTGCCAACTCGGGCGCTGTCCTACGCCTTTGCCGTAGAGAAATCTATCGAGCGGGTAGCGGCTCAATTTGAGTTGTCGAAGGCCAGCGTCGCAGCCGCTGTTGAGTTTGAGCAGCGCCTGGCCGCATGAAATTCATGCTCGACCACAACCTCTCGCCGTTGCTTGCGAGGGCGTTGAATGAGTTGAGCGGCGGAAGTGGCAACGAGGTTGTCGCCCTAAGAGACAAGTTCCCGCAAGGCACCAAAGACGCCCAATGGATGGGGCAGTTGGGGGGCGAGGGCGGATGGGCTGTCGTTTGTGGCGACCGCGGCATTCTCGCCGACTCGATTGAGTTGAAAGCATGGCGCGAATCGAAACTGACCATCTTCTTCTTAGCGCGGGGCTGGTCATCGTTTGATCACTGGGCGAAGGCCGCCAAGCTGATCAAGTGCTGGCCAAAGATTGAATCTCAAGCGCGAGATGTCCTTCCCGGCGTGTCCTACATCGTGCACGTAAACGGGAAACTCGAAGTAATTCCCTAGCCTGCGAATTAGGACACTACCCGCTAGTCCAGCTCGGACACTACCAGTTCTGGACCCAGTTCCTCCGCCGCGGGGCCTGCGGCGCGGGCTTAGGAGCCTCATCCGAGGGCGGTCGGCTCCACTCCGCGGCGCGGCGCCCGAGGTTCTTCACGAACGCCTCACCCGTGGTGTAGAGCGCGGCGAGCGAGTACACGGTCAGGTCGAGCGCCTCGTTGCGCGCCCTGATTTTCTCCCACACGCGGACACTCCCGCGGCCCTTGACGTACTTCCGGATCGCGCGCTCTGCGGAGAGCTGCTCGAGGTACTCGTCGTCCACGATGTCCTGCGAGAGGTGCATGTAGCCGGGGCCCGGGGTGCGGATCTGCATGCGGCCCATGACGAGCGCCTTGCCCGTATCCACGCACAGGATATGCAGCGGGATCCCATAGCGGTTGCGCATCGAGGGGCGCTGGACCAGCGGCAGGCCGGTGAGCGAGCCGCCTTTGATCGCGTAGACGCCGGACGCGGTACGCGCCGCGCAATACTTGTAGGCGTCCTCCGTGTTGTCGCCGCCGGTGTCCACGACGGCGCGCTCGACGTGGATGACACGCTTGCTCTCGTGCGCGAAGGGCTGCTGGAGGAACTGATCGAGCTTGAACCACACGTCGGCCGATGAGGCGTCACCCATGAGCTGCTCGAAGGCGATGAGCCACGATTCCTCGCGATCGCCGAAGCCGACCACCTGCGCCTCGAGCCGCATCGGGTGGACGTCGACCGCGGCCACCAGCACGCCGACGCCGTGCGGGACCTCGGCCGCGTACTGCTCGAGGCGAGACTTGAGAGAGCCCACCTCCACCGAATCGCCAGCCTCCTCCCACGTCTCGGCGAGAACCGTGTTCACCCAGGCCTTGAGCAAGAACGGGTTCTCCTTCGCGCGCAGGAACTCCGCGGCGCAGGCGGCCCACGACGACTTCCACCCGACCGGCGAATAGAGGGCCGGGAGATGGAAGCCGGCGCTGCGCCCGTCGCCGGCCGCGGTCGCGCGCCACTGGCCGTGGAGCAGCATCTGCGTCTTGCGCCACTCCTCCGCGGCCGCACCGCACGCGCTACAAACCATGTGAGCTGTCTCGGGACGGCCCTCGTCCCACTCGATTCGGTGATGCGCGGGATCCCTCCAGGTCAGGTAGTCCATGTGGCCGCACGACGGGCACGGGATGAAGTAGCGGCGCTGGTCGCTGGCCAGGAACTCGGCCTCGATGCGCGACACGCCCTTGATTGTCGGCGTGCTGGGGAGGAAAATCTTCCGCCGCGCGAACGTCGAGGTGCGCTTCTCGGCGAGCGAGACCGGATCGCCCTGGCCGTCGACGTCACCCGGGTAGTTGTCGATCTCGTCCATGAATAGGAACCGGATCGGCATCGACCTCAAGCCCGCGCTCGAGTTGGCCCCGGTGATGATCAGCACGCCGCCTGCGAATTCCTTCACCTGGACCGTGTTCCCGCTGTCGCGCGCGCGCGCCTCGGCCACGCGCGCCCGGAGCACCGGCGTCGAGTCGATCATCGGCGCGATGCGCTGCTTGCTGACGCGCTTGGCGGTCTCAACCGTGGGCAGCACCATGAGTATCGGACCAGGGTTGAGGTGGATGATGTACCCGATCCAATTGTTCCCGCATTCCGTTTTTCCGGTCTGTGCCCCGGCCATGACCACGATGCGCTCGATCGGACAGGACGGTGAGAGCAGGTCCATGATCTCGCGCAGATACGGGGTCCGTTCGGTCTTCCATGGGCCCGGCTCGGCCGGGGCGACGCTGCTCAGGATCCGATAGCGGTCCGCCCACTCGCTGACCGTGAGCAGCGGCTCGAGGGCGGCGCCATCAACGATCGCCGCGGCGCAAAGCTCGGCAACCGAGGCGGCCATGGCTAGCGCGAGCTCTTGGTGGCCGAGTTCGACGCTACGGCCCCCGGCAACTCGGAGAGCGCCGCCGTGATCTCCTCGGTGAGAAGCCGGTGGATGAGGGCTGGGTCTGCCTGCCCCACCAGGCGCGGGGTGATGCGATCGGGGATCCCCATGAAGCCGTCGCGCAGCCGGCGCCCGATCGCGAACATCGAGGCGCGGACCTCGTCCGCGTCCACGAGCTTGCCGGACATCTTCTCGTACTCGAGCTTCGCCTTGCGGGCGAGGTAACCCTCGCGCGCCGCATGCGACGCCCCGAAGCTCGAGGCCAGACGGGAGGCGTCCTCCCCCGCCGGGATCCCGTTTCCGGCATTCATCGCCTTGGTCGGATCCGTCGAGGTCGCCCACTGCCGGTCGGCGACCGCAGGGTCGATCGTGCCGTCGGGCAGGAGCGTGATGCGCCCCGCGGCGATCGCCCTCTGCACGGCGGTGTGCGACACGCCGCGGTGATCGGCGTACTCGCGTCCCGACATCCCTGGCATCTAGGCTCCGTTCGCTTGCGCGCTGTGCCTGCGCCGATGGCACGAGCGGCACAGCCACCGTACCTCGAGCGGCTTCGAATAGTCCTCGTGGTGCGCCTCGAGCCGGCGCTCGAGCCCGCATCCGTCACACCGGTCCGGCCTCACGAGCTTTCCGGACCGCACCGCCTTGTGCACCAGCCGGTGCGCCGGGCGACCGTCCCGGTGCTCCCGCTCCCAGCGCGTCACCCGCTCGTGGATCAACCGCGCCTGCGGGCTCCGGCGCGCCACCATCGCCTCCCCGCGGGCGCGAGCCTCCTCGAGGCGCCGCTCCAGGATGACGGCCTCGACCCGGACCTTAAGCTCCCGGGCGCGCCGCAACTCGAGCCGCCTGGCCTCGAGCGCGAGCTTGCGCGCCGCCGCACGCGCCCGGCGCTCATCCGCCGCCGTCATGGTCTGCCGGCGCCGCGGACGGCTTGGACGGGCCCTTCCAGCCGCGCTCACGGGCGGCCTCTAGGTCGCTCTTGGCGAAGTCGGTTAGCCCCCGCTCGATCACCATGCGGAGGTTATTCTTGTCGAACCGGTAGTGACGGCGGGGGGTGAGCTTGTCCAGGGCTAGCAGGCTCTTTCTCGGTTCCCGCCTATCGACGCCCATGTCGCGCAGACAATCCTTCCCGACCTCATAGGCGAAAAGATCGGCTACCTGTAGCTCAACGAAGTCCTCCTTGCGGGCCCAGAGCGGACGGCCTGCTAGGCGGCGCTCGGGACACGATTTCAGAGCGCGCTCGAATGAATCCGGTACCCGGCCCGCCCCGCCCTGGCGCTGCTCGAACACGTAGTGCACGAGCCCTTCCAGCTTGTTCCAAGGATACTGGTTCAGCATGCACGAGATGTTTCGCGCGCACCATTCCGCACAGAACTCGTAGGGCGTGCCGAGCACCTTCCGGTCGGCATCCGTAAGCGCCTCATAGTCGTTCAGGACAAGCGTGCACGAGAACCACATCGTGTCGGCGCCGTTGACCACGTCGATTAGGTCCGAGTGAAATTCCTTTCGGCGGATGCTGCACCAGTCCTCGTAGGGACCCCGCTTGGCCTCGAACTGGCTCGCCCGGAAGTACTCAACGCCGTGTTTTTCGAGGATGGCGGTCCATGGTTGCTTGAAGTAGATCCACCCGCCGTCCTGTTCCCCGAAGGCAGCGGCGACGGAGAACACGCGAACGCCCTTGTCATCGGTCCCGACCTCGCTCTCGTCGCAATAGGCGGAAAAGATCGTCAGAAGGCACGCCCCCTCGAACGTGGCCGTCCACTCAGCGATGCTCCATGGCAGGAATGACTTATTCATTCTTCCCACTTTCCTGCGGGTGCTTCAAGTATGTTGGTGCCGGAGCCTTCCAGCCGCGCTCACGCGCCACCGCCGCGTATGGCTCCCCGCCCTCGAGCGTCACGAGCCCGCCCGTAGACTCCGCCCACCGCCACACGATCACGTCCACGAAGCGCGGGTCGAGCTCGATCAGGTGCCCGCGGGCCCCCAGCCACTGACACGCCATGAGCGTCGAGCCGGAACCGCCGAAGGGGTCCAGCACCACGTCGCCCCGCTTGGCAGAGTTCTTGAGCATCGGCGCGACCAGCGCCACCGGCTTCATCGTCGGGTGCTCAGCACTCGAGGTCGGCTTCTTCTCGTAGAACACCGTCCCGCGCACCGGCTCCACGGTGACGTCATCGCCGCGGACGATCAGCGTCGTCTCCCCCAGCACGATCTGCCACTCGCGCTCCCCGACCTGCTGGAACGGGGGCCCGTCGAACTCGAGGATGGTCGTCTTGTCCCGCGACCCGTACCACGAGTGAGCAGACCCCGGCTTCCAGCCGTACAAGATCGACTCGTGCTGCCAGTGGTAGTCCCCGCGCGAGAGCACCAGCGCGTTCTTGCGCCAGATCAGACACGACGACAGCTTGAAGCCCGCCTCGAGGAAGCAGCGCCGGAACGTGAACCCGCCGGTGTCGGAGTGCGCCACGTAGATCGGGGCCCCGGGACGCATCGCGGCGATCAGAGAGCGGAACGCCGTGCCCAGGAACGCACCGAACTCCTCGTCCGAGAGCGCGTCGTTCTGGATCGATCCGGCCGTGCCCTCGTAGGCGACGTTGTACGGCGGATCGGTCCACACCGCGTCGGCGAGCTCGCCCCCCAAGACGCGCTCGAGATCGGCCGGGACCGTCGCGTCCCCGCACAGCACCCGGTGATCCCCGAGGATCCAGAGGTCGCCCTTCCGGCTGATGGGATGCTCGGGCAGGGCCGGGACCGGCGGCTCCTCGAGCCCGGGCGCATCCACGCTCGCGAGAATCTCGGCGAGTTCCTTCTCGCTGAATCCCGTGATGCCGAGATCGAAGCCGAGCGCCTCGAGCGCCGGCAGCTCCTCGGCCAGGAGCTCGGCCGACCAGCCGGCGTTAAGCGCGATCTTGTTATCCGCGATGATGAACGCGCGCCGCTGCGCCTCGGTGAGATGCCGCGCCTCCACCACCGGCACGAGCCTGAGCCCGAGCTGCACCGCCGCCCAATACCGCCCGTTGCCGGCGATGACCTCGCGCGTCGCCCCGTCGACCATGATCGGCCACAGGAAACCGAACTCCCGGATGCTGGCCGCGATCTGCCCGACCTGCTCCGGCGAGTGGGTCCGAGGATTCCGCCCCAGCGGGACCAGCCGGTCGATCGTCCACAGCTCGATTCGGCTCACCAGCACCGGCACCACGGCCAGGGCATCCCTGACCGCCGCCTGCGCCTCGGCTTCGCTCAGGTGCGCGGCACCCGAGGCATCGACCACGGGCACCCCCTCGTTCGCCCCTGTCGCGCCCACGGACGCTCCAGCGCGCTTCACCATGACGACCTCCCTGTCAGTGGCAACCTGGCAACCTGATAGTTGCCACCCCGACAGCCCCCCGCAACGACTTGCGGGGGGAAAAGTGGCAACTGGCAACACGAAAAAAGCCCTGTCACTAGAGATTCTCTGCCATCGCCGTGACCTGCAGAGCTTCCCCCGGGAAGGACCCGTGACCCGGGGGAATCTGTCCACGGACAAGCAACGAGTTGTGCGATTCTGCGGACACTTCGGACCGAACGAAGCCCTTCCGTAGGAAATCCCCCATGAGGCGAATCTGAAAAGGGTTATGTGGAAACAGGGTCCGAAGGGTCCGAAGAGTCCGCACTCGCCTCTCCGTCAAACATGTCCTGCACCTCCCTTAGCCTGATCCCCCCCCACCCCTTGGGGCGCGCCTTGTCCTTCCCCCGTGCGCGGTGGAAGCCGTGATCCACAAGGGCACGCCCGAAGGCCCGCGCCCCCACAGGCTCCTCCTCGGCGTCCGTGCACCAGGCCTCATACGCCGCGAACAGCACTCGGTGCGACGTGAAGCTGCCGGCCTTCCGCACGCACCGCTCGGCCAGGAATGGGGCGATAGCGTCCTCGCTCTCCCGATAGGCGCGCGTGGCCAGCTGCACCGCCTCCGGGGGGCGCAGGCCCGTGCGCAGCCACTCCATGCACCCCTGGACCGCCCCGGCGAGAATCCCCGCCAGCTCACCAGGCTCGCATAGCTTCTCGAGCAGGTTGCGGTCGCGCTCTTGCTCGGGAATCATGACGGTGAAAGGCACTTCCAGCACGCTGCGCCAGATCGCCTCCGTCATGTCCGCGATCTCGGGCCGGTGATTCACCGCCAAGAACAGCTTGGACTCGGGAGGGAAGTTGGTCACCTCTCCTTCGTAGAGCCCGCGCGCCGATACGCTGTCCCCGTGCGTCACTTCCTTGACCAGGTTCGCATCCAGCCTTCTCTCCTGGCCCGCCTCTACGGCCAGCACTAGGCGTTTCCCGCGCAGGGCGAGCAGGTCGGGGCGTGCCCTGCCCTGTCGGTCCCGGCTCCCCTTCGATTCTAGAAAGGTTTCAAAGTCCGCCTTGTGGGCGTAGTCCCCAAGGAGCGCCTTGAGCGTTTCGAGGAACGTGCTCTTGCCATTCGCGCCCGTGCCGTAGAGCAGGACGAAGGCCTGTTCCCCAACGTGCCCCGTCAGGGTGTAGCCCAAGAAGCGTTGCAGAAAGGCCCGCACCTCGGGATCGGGCACCACGCGGGCCAGGAAGGCGTCCCAGGCCGGGCACTTCGCCTCCGTGTGGTACTCAACCGGGGCGAGCTTGGTGATCATGTCCTCGGGGCGGTGCGGGCGTAGCTCCCCGGTTCTCAAGTCCAGCGTGCCGTTGAGCACGTTGAGCAGGTAGCGCGTGCCGTCCCCGTCGAAAGACTCGGGCAGGACCGCGATGCGTGGATCGGACTTCGCCAGCTCGAGCATCCCCGCGATTCGCCGCTGCGACTCCGAGGAACGCGCGTGCCTCGCTAGCTCGATGCGCTTGGCGTCGTCCTCGAGGTCCGCAGCCTCGTGGTACATGGCTCGTACCGTTTCCTTGGCGCGCCGCCAGGCCTCACCGCTCCGATCCCGCGCCCACCTCCGCCCGTCCCATACCAGCCATGCCCGCCACGGGTGGCAGTAGCGCAGCTCGCCGCCGTACTGCGCGGCCAGGCGCTCGGCGTTGCCCACGTCGGTCGGATTGGGTTTCTCGAGCTGCGCTGGTTCGGTTGAGTTTCCCCCCACGACGCCCGACTTCAAGGTGCCGGGGGTCGGCTTCTCCCGTGGCCCACGCGGCTCCCTCTCGCCGCCGTCGACCCCATTGCGAGTCGTGGCGCGCGCGGCCGCGCCAGTGTCCTGTTTCCCGGATTCCCGGTTTCGCGGTTTCGCGCCCCTGAGGTAGCCGTTCTCGCGCAGCACATCCACGCGCTTGCGATTGCTGCGCTGTGCCTCGAGGTCGAGCGCATCGCCGATCCAATGCCCCTTGGTGCTCGAGCAGCCGACGCCGCCCGAGTCCGCCTCGTGGTTGCTCGAGAAGCAGCACCACTTCTCGGGAATCGAGGGCAGGCGCCCGAAGCAACCCCGATGCCGGCAGGCGCGGCACTCGCCGGCGCCGGGGCGTCCCCAATCCTCGGCGTGGTCCGCGTTCCACCGCTTCACGGCTTCGGTTAGGTTCGTGCTCGAGCGCGGATCGTGCCCCGTCGCCGGGCGTTGCATCGGCGCTGGCGGCGGCAGTTCCGCGGCCAGCCCCTCCGCGCTGCAAAGTTCCTCGCGAATCACGTGCACGTCCGCGTCCCGCTGCTCCTCGTTCACGATCGCGCGGGGCGCGTAGAGGAACCGCGCGAGGTCGGTCGCGGCTGCGTCCACCGCGTAGCCCTCGAGGAAGCGCCCGCGCTCATCCTGCCGCGCGTGAAGCCCCAGCGCCTCGAGCGCGCGCCGCGTTTTCAAGCACGCCCCCTCGATCGCGCGGGTGTACGACTCCGGATCGGCCATCGGCTCCGCCGTCACGTAGATGAATCGGGCGCCGCGTGGCGTGCAATGGAATACGTTGCCTGGTAGCTCACCTTCGTGAGCTGCCTGCCTGAGCCGAGCGCGGACCTCGCTCGCCGGAGCCGCGTGCTTCCCGTCGGCGTCGTGATAGTCCACGTCCACGACCAAGGCGCTAGCAGCCAACCAGTTTTCGGAGAGGCGTCGATCGCCGTCCCACACGTGCGGCGACCACCACGCCTCGTGGGTGGGCTCGATGTGGCGCAGCAGCTCAGCCAACGCCATCGTGACGCTGACGTCCGGGCCCGAGCGGAGCGGGTGGCGCGTCCCGTGCGTATTGGTGCGAGGACCGTTACTCACAGTGATGCAGTGAGTCGACGGGCGCTCAGCGACTTTCTGGCCAGGCACCGGAGTGATCATTCGACGGCCCCCGTGTTCGGCTCGCGCCCATCCTCTTCATCGACGGCAGATCCGCGGCACGTGGCCCCAGGTTCCAAAGCAACCCGCGAAGAGCTGTTGGACTCCCCTGCTACAGCCTGCTCTGGGGGTGTGCCGGCGCGCAGCACGAGGAGCAACGCCTCGAGCTGACGCTCTTCGTCGGGCTGATACTGCCTAACGATTCGCACCGGCCGACTCCGGCGCGCGCGTCACCACCAGCGCGCGCTTGGACTGCTCACTCAGCCACGCGTCGAACCCACGCCTCGGGATTCGGATCGAGCCGCCGCCCCGGATGGCCGGAATCTCTCCTGCGCGAATCATCTGGTAGACACTGCCCGTCGTGATTCCGAGTTGCGGTGCAATCTCCGACGGCTTGAAGAACTCGCGCCTTTCGCCCACGTTTCCCCCTGGAGAAAGTTCTGGCGGGGAACTTAAGAGCTGAGTACCATCCTGTGTAACTGCGTATTTAACCGGATGGAGGAAAGCGCTAATGTGCGACGAGATTTGGACCCGCGTTGAGAGGAAACTGAACCGGCCGGTCACGAAAGGGCTCCGCGGCTTCATCGAGAAAGAGACTCAATACATTGAGATGGTGCGTAACAAGGCCCCTAATGCCTTCCTCGACCTGGTCGACTACGTGCGGAGCGTGGAGCATTTTTTCGAAGGTCCATCGGGCGTGGGCGGATACTCGCGTAGCGCCCCTTCGACGCGATCAGGCAGGAAGCGCCGAGCAACACGAGCAGAGGGCTACGAGAAGGAGCGGCTTCAGCTTCGGACCTCGTACCTCATCAAGCGAATCGAGGCAGACGATTCGGCGATCCGCCTTCGAAGGGAGCTCTTCCGCGGCAAGAAGCTCACCCGTCCTCAGGCACGGAGGTGGCTGGCATCTCCGGCGCCACGATTCCTGTCACAGGAGGCCTTTCGGTCCCTCGGCATCCCAATCACGGCCCATGACTCCCGCATCGTCGGCATCAGGCGCAGCGCCAGGGAGGAAGGAAACTTGTTTATTGCCGAGGAGCACGTGAACTTGGAGATCACCTGGCGGGGCGGTCGGGTCTCCCCGGAGTTCGGGTACCGGTGGAGGCACACACGGGGCTCGCACCCGCCGTCACGCCCGCAGTTCCCCGTACTTTCTGAAGACGGCACGGTCATGCGGCTCGCGGGCTTCCCACACACCGTATTCGACGCCCTTCAACATGTGTCTCAGCAGGTGGCCAAAGATACGCGTTGGCCGGAGTTCGACGCGGCGCTCTTCGTGTTAACGGGCATCCCACCCGACGAAACGGGGATCAGGTTCAACCTGCGCCCCGATTGGACGTCCTGCCTGGCGGAGGACGTCATCGTCTTGACGGTAGACTCATGGATCTCGGCTGAAACCGTGGCCCAGACGTATCGGGACCTGCAGCGAGACGTACTCGATGGCAGGAGCAGGGCGCACGAGAAGAGCCTCGCGATCGTGAAACTCGCCATCGAGCTGATGGAACCTGGAGGGGCCCCACCGACCCCAGACGATTTGTTTGATGCGTGGAACAAGCGATTCCCCGAGGAGCCGTACGAGGATCGGTGGCGCTTTCGAAGCCACTACAAGGAAGCATTCAGGCAGTTGCTTCGCCCCGGGGAGGTGCGGTTGGAGAAATTCCAGAGCAAGAGACGAGGCAAAGGGTGAAGGCCGCCATCTACATGCGCGTGAGTACCGAGGAACAGCGCGAGCGCCAGTCGATCGCCACGCAGCGGGATTTCGCCGAGCGGTACTGTGCGCTGCACGAAATCCCGATTGCTGGGTTCTATGCCGACGATGGCGTCACCGGGACGATGTCGCTGGAGCAGCGCCCGGAGGGACATCGGCTCCTTGGAGATGCCAAGGCCAAGAAGTTCGACGCCGTCCTGATCTATAAGCTCGACCGCCTCGGGCGCGAACCGCGATTGATCTTGAACGCGGTCAAGGGGCTTGAGGACCTGGGCGTCGAGGTCAGAAGCATGACCGAGCCATTCGACACAAGCACTCCGGCCGGCCGCTTCCTGCTGACAATCCTCTCGGGTGTGGCCGGACTCGAGCGTGAGAACATCCTCCAGCGCTCTGCCGAAGGGATCAACCGTCTGGTACGCGAGGGGGCATGGGTAGGGGGCATCGTGCCCTATGGATACCGCGTCAAGGGGGAGCGGCGCGGGGCCCGCCTTGTCGTCTCCGAGGCACCAGTTCCTGGCACCGGGCTCACTGAGGCCGACGTGATTCGCCTCATCTTCCGCATGGCCGGAGAGGAAGGAAAGTCGTGCATCGCGATCGCCGACCACCTCAATCGACTCGGGGTCCCGGCTGCATACGCACGGGAGAGCTCGGGCACCCTGCTCGGAAAAAGGCGACGCACTACGTCTGGCATCTGGCGCAATTGTCGGATCCAGTACGTCCTTAAGAACGCAACCTACAAGGGCGTCCACATCTACGGTAAGAACCCCAAGAACCCCAAGCGTCCGCCGACCCTGATCGAGCGCCCGGTGCCAGCCATCGTGGATTCCCCGCTCTGGGAGCGGGCGACGCAGACGCTTCGCCGGAATCTGCTCTTCAGCAGGCGAAACGCGCGCCGCAGGTATCTGCTGCGGGGGCTCATCAAGTGCGGGCACTGCGGACGAACGTACTTCGGCACCGGATACAGCTCCGGCCGGCGCGCGGGCAAGACCTTCTATGTATGCAACGGGAGGCATCAGGGCCGAAAGGCTTTCCCCGACCCCGAGTTGCGGTGCCGCTCGAAGCAAGTCTCGGGCGACATCGAACACCTTGTCTGGCGCGACCTGGAGGGCTTCTTGCGAAATCCTGGAGCCGTGCTGCGACAGCTGGCTGCACGGCTCAGGACCGTGGTGGAGCGATCATCGACCGGCCAGGTACAGCTGGTGACACTGCGGTCGACCCTGGCCGGCAAAGACGAGGAGCGCAATCGGATCATCAGCCTGTTCCGCCGCGGCCGGATCGACGACGGGGCTCTTGACCGCCAACTCGACGAGATCGAGAAAGAGAGGGCTGGTTTGCAGGAGGAGATTGGGCAGTTCGAGGCGGCGGGCGACCGGGCGCGTGAGACGCAAGTTCAACTCGAGACCGCGGGGGAGCTCCTGTCGGAACTCAACCGGCGACTAGATCAACCCCTGACCTGGGAGCTCAAGCGGCAGCTCGTAGAGACTCTTGTGGAAGGCGTCCGGGTCGAGACCGTTGCGGACGGCTCCTACCGCGATAGCCGTGTGACAGTGACCTACCGGTTTTCTGTACCTGATGGTCCAATTGCAACCCACACGCCTGCTCGAACCACTTCTTCGCGTCGGACGGCTTGCCGCACGCGGCCGCCGCGAGCGCGAGCACGCGATAGGTCGCGGCCTCTTCGTAGCGATCACCCA